TATCAGTATTGCTAACGATTCTTAAAAATACATTTAATTTCCTTTGCATCAAAATTGGATCGATACTATGATATCTTGTATCGTAACAATAATACGACACATAACTACTTTCACTTCTTATAGTCGGTAATCCAAAAAACATTCCAGAATCTTCACACAACATGTCTAATGTAATAAATACGGGATATAAACCAACATCTTTTATATCATGGACATCTAATAATTGAATGAAATCCGTAAAAGTTTTCAAAGCGAGAATACCAGTTCTACATACATCAGTTGGATTTTCGATATTTATCTTCTTTAATGCATCTGCACGACCTTTACCACGCATCTGTCTCATGTTTACAGTTTGTAATACAGAATTAAGTGAAAGTTGTTCTATTTCAGAATTATTTGATACTAATTTAACAGAAGACCTATCAATATTGTTCAAATATAAATTGTTGGACTTTTCATTAATATCAACAACAATATTGAATAAATCTAAAAACAAAAATCTTGTGGATAAATATTGTTCACTATTGGTAATTATGTAGTCAAATGTACCACTCTTCTGTTGAACAAGTATATTATTTTGACTATTTTCATCATAATTTCTATAAATATTACTATTTATTAATTTAGTATTAATTTTTTGTGCAGTTTTAAATGAATATCCTGCACCAGCATCACGTAATCCAGATAATGATGATACCATATTTAACCCTCGATTTACTAATAATTCACTAATGTGCGATTTATCCATTTCCGTGTAAAATAGTTCAATACCATCTTCTCGTAATTTTTCAACTAATTTATCGATATTGTTATCAACTTCTGTGCAATTATTTGTTTTTTTAATATTACATGTTTTAGTAGAATACATGAATGCAGTTTCTTTATTGGGAGTTAACCAATAGACCCCGAGACTAATCATGATTTGGCAATATTTTTCCATGTAGCCTTTGAGAAGTTTTTTACATGTTGTCTGATTTATATTCCCACTCCCTGTAGATGAAATTACTTGATTATCAATATAATCTAAAGTTTGTTTAAGAAAATCGCCAATTTTAATGCCATCAAATATGATGTAATCTTTGATATTTTTAAAAATGACACTTTGATTAAAAAGGGTTGATTTGATAATCTGTAATTGAGAAAAAGCTAGATATTCAAAATCGTGATAAAAATCAATATAAGAACGAATAAATGAAAAACATAACATAACTGTATTCATTTTTTTTTGTTTATCTTGATTGGGTATTTTTTGAATAAAAGAAATGAGTGATGATGGTTTATCTTCTGTTATTGCAGGTAAATTTAATTTAATTTTGTCATCTATTTTAGTATCGATATATACTTCCCTAATTTTTAAAGCGGTGTTAAAGGTATCGAAAATATCATCAATTGTATCTAAAATATTATTCGAAAATTGTATAGGATAAAATTGTTTTTGTTGTAATGATGATACATCTGTAATTGGAGTAGTGAAAGTTGCGCTATCAAATTCAACCGGCACTGGTGGAGGTAATAATCTTTTAAAATAATCCACCAAAGGCGTAGAATCTTTTATTAAGTTTGGATGAGCTTTTATTATTGGTGTTCCAGTTTTATCTCGAATATCAAAATCGACAACAACACCATTATCATCTTTAATACATTCCAATCCCAAATAATCACTTTCATTTTTATTATTTTTGACAACAAATGTTTTATTACAATTTTCTTTACCACCAAACCAGTCAAAAATTTGTTGTTTGACTTCATCAATATTTATACTACCGATCGAATCCAATTTTTGTGAAGATATTGGAGATGTGTTTGCCGTTTGAAAATAATCTGAATTCTGTGAAGATATTGGAGATGTGTTTGCCGTTTTAAAAGGACTGGATGGTATTAGTTCTTCTGGTTCTTGTGAAAAATCGGTTGGTTGTGATGAAGTTTGAGTATCTGTTAAAGGTACGGTTGATATCGTGTCAGTATCCATCTTTGGTCTTTTCAAATATATTTGACCATCGTCATCATCATCATCATCAACCTTAATATCCTGAGCAATATTACTTAATCCAGGTGGATTGTATATGGGTTCTTGGGTATTATCATAGGTTCTTTTTCTAGTATTAACCATTTTAAATATCGAAAACTATATATTACCACCACATAATTTTACACATAAAATCTACTCTATATATATAATCTCAATCCACCATGTCTAAATTGTTGTTAGATAGTAAATTCGTATTTTTTGTCACATTCATAATCAGTTTCATCACCCTCCTGTCCGACATTGCCGCCAAGGAATTCTTCGCCGTCTTCCTTTTCATTGTTTTAGCATTCTTTTTCGATTATTACATCGAGAACAAAACCGTGGTTCTCTTTCTCACCCTCATAACCACCAATGTTCTCTATTCCAAGATCAAATACAACCGCCTCAAATACTATTTCCTCTATTTCCAAAAGGACCCCTCTGGTAACCCGGTAGACATCCCCTCCTATATTTTACAAAATTAGTGGAGATAATAATATATTCTATAGTATATAGCAAATGTCCATCGTCGTATTAAAAAATAAAACTTATGCCAAATACAAAAATATGAGTGTAGGACAACCCCAATTCTCTCTCAACGGTGGATACCGTAATCAGGGATGGGTCGGACAAACCAGCCTCTCGCGCCACTACCCCAAAACCCCCATGAAAGGCAGCGGTGGTTGCTGCGGCACATACAACAATGTGCCGGTGGTTCTCTCCGCCGTCACTTCCACAGAAAATAACCGGGTCATCAAGGCTTCTGTCAAAGGCACTGATGGTCAACAAATGGTACAAAATCGCTGGATTCGCCGCCCGCAACCGTATGCCACCGTGAAACCCGATACTACGCGTCACAACAACGACAGTGGCAGTTACACAGATCGTCTGCGCAAAACCACAATCAGCCAGGCCAATGCGTGTGAATCCACCGTCACCGGCACAAATAATTGCAAATTGTGCATGCAATCTTGCTCGCGCAATTCGAATTTGACGATCAACAAGAATTTGTACAAAATCGCCAAACCCATTGTCAATTCTTTCGCCAAAGGTAAATCGGGTAAAATGGCGGGTTTCATTGGCGGTGGTATTCCCAAAGTACAATCCAAGGTCCAAGATACACAAACCCAGTACCTGTTACAGTTGGATATTTCGTGCACAAATGACGAAATTCAATACAATAAGATTAACCGTGCTCCTTACGCGGGATTTGCGACCACTTATTAGATTAATACGCTACGCTACACAAATAAATATATATTTCAATAAAAATATATAAAAAAGAAAGCATGGGTTTCTCTACGAATTCATGTCATTGTCTACCAACAATTGTCATACTCAAAATGAATTGTTATTAAATAATCTGATGAATTTTTATAACAATCGCGAGAACCTGAAAAGAATGATCTCCATCATCAACGGAGAATCCAAGATATCCCTGAGGATCGTGGATTGGTTTGTCACCAATTTCGCCAAAAAGAATTTCACGGTGTACGATTTATCCAATCATCTGAATGAACCGAGTCGATTCAAGGTGTACCACGACTACAAATTGAAGCTCAAGGCGTATTCCAAGAAGCGGTTCGACCCCTTTTGCCGCTGGGACCGCATTTCCATTCCCTATGACAACGAAAACTATATGGAGACCACCATCGGACAACTGAATTTTTTCAAATGGTCCATCGAAAACAGAATCATCGAGTTCATTGAGGAGAACTACGAGGTCATCGAAAACGACATGAATTCCAGAAATAGTACTTCCAAGCGCAAGTCGCCCGATAATACCTATGTGGATAACGGAAAAACCCGCAAGAAGCGCGAGGAATTGTCCATTTCGGCCTGTAAATGTATTAAGAAGGAATCTGTGAAAATAGTTGTCAAATTTAATTAGCAACATATTATATAGATGAAAAGATACAACAAAAATATAATATTGGTCGTCTCAATATCTGTCATCGTACTCATGTTGTACCTATCTTATTTAGTAGATCGGTATTTCTATATTACACCTTTGCCGATTTAAAACGCCCACTTTAGTGGGCGTTTCCAGTGGCAAAGGCAACAGTACCACGCGCATTTTAAATGCGCGAAGGTGTAACACGGAATTTTTTACTTATTAACGCATCAATATAAATAATATGTTATATTGATTATCTAAATGACGAAATATGTAATGGCCAACATTCGAATACCCATTGAGATTACCGAAACGGGAGAACAAATATCACACACAGATCGAACTGTCGTGGAATTCACGCCATGTGATGAATTACCTCCCGAACTCGCGCAGGCGGTGGATGATGTCGATTTTACTGCATTACTACAGGATCTGTTGAACAGAGAAAATAAGCAGACCGACATCATAAATAAATGGAGCGAAACGACGGTGTCGCGAGATAACATCAAAAAGAAAAATAAACCCAAAAACATGTCGTTTCGCAAAAAGACGGGAAACCATCACAATTTCACTATGAAAAATTTTTAATTCAAATACATGGGACGATGTTGGGTACTAATTATCAGAGGCTTGGGAACATAAAGAGGGATTTTATCAATCACATCCAAGCTTTTCAACTCCTTCAACTGCGGTTGAACTTCGGGTTGGGGATTTTCCAAATTATTTGCACCAATACCGCGGAGCTGGGTTTCAATGTCGCACCAGTTATCCGATAATTTCATGGTGCCCATTCTCGCACCACCCAGCCCGTCACCAGGAAAATAGGTGGGATCTGCAATGGTGCTTGAAACATAGGTAGTATAAGCGGCTTGAACCATGTTGCCTTTTTTTTCTAATTTATAATCACCTGGACTGTTTTTGTTGCGTGTAGATGCCATATAATATACTAAACGACAATATTACCCCAACAAAATCTTCAATTCCGCATATTTTTCCAGATCAATGCGATTTTCCACAAGAAAAACGACTAAATACCCGTGAAACAAATAGAAATAATCGTATGAAAAGCAAATGGACATACCAATCGACATGTTTTCCGAAATCATTTTGGCGGCCGCCAACAAATATAGCTCCCGGAATTCTGACCGTTCCTTCGTTTTTTCAAAAATAAAATTCATGGTGGCTTCGGTCGTTTCGTCATCAAACAACATTTCGTCCTCGGTTTCGTCGTCAAAATCCTCTTCGTTGGCAGCTTCCAACTGCCGAATTTTTTCTTGAGAAGCCGACAAATCCATGTTGAATACCGCTCGCAAACATTGGCGATATTCTTGATCATTTGAATAATCGACCTTATATGTCGTATTATAATTCATACTACAGTCAATGTAGTATAAACTTTATGTCATTTTAATGGTTAATAATTTAGTGCTTGCTGGATTTGCCGCCCTTGCGCTTCTTCATGCTGCGGCCCTTCTTCTGCGACTTGGACTTCTTCTGCGACTTGTTGGACTTCTTGGCGCGGCGGCTCTTGCGACCACCGAACGAGGCGGGCTTCAAGGCGACGCTATTGGACACCGTCATTTGATTAGATGAGGAGGCGGATTCGGTCATTTTATTATATATTTTTATTAGAAATTAAAATACGACTAAATAAATACAAACGCACATTTATTGTTTGTAATCCATATCTCTGGAAGCCACCCCGCCGCGGGTCCATCCGTCCAACGCAACCTCTTCCACCGAGAAAGCGGGATTGGTGACGCGGTCTTTGACATCCGACATCAAAGGATAACTGTCGTAGTTCATGAAATTCTGTTCCATGATGGTGCTCAAACTTTTGCGGTCACCCACTGCCTCGCCCTGTTGAAGTTGCGATTCAACGACGGGGTTTCCGTATCCTCTGCCCAAATAGGGGACGGTGACAAAAAGGCGCTCATGTAATTGGAGTTTTTCTAAAGCGCGCGTCGTGTCCGATTGAATCAATTTGGAATCATCATCGATGACTTGGCCGGGAACGCCGACACCACCCCCCACACCTCTAAAATTCATGCTAGGATAGCTCGTCGCAAAACTGACATGATCCTGAGTGGGAATATTCATCAAAAAATTGTCCAACATATAATTCGCATAACGAGTATTTTCCATATTTTTTTGGCTGTTGTCCACCTCGTCAGTGCCAATTCTACCTAAATTATTGAAAACAAAATCACTCGTCATTGACATTATCAGTAATATATATTTATATAATATATATTAGAATATAAATAGGGTATTTTGCTAATAATTATTGTATCTGGGTAAATTTCTCGCAGCAGCAAACAAATTACCCTCTTTGGCAGAAACCATGCTACCATAACAGAATTCGGCAAACCCGGTTTGGTCGTTTGGTATTGTCGTGGATGGATTGCTACTGAACTGTCGCATGGACTGTTCGAAAACATATTGTTCTCCTAAATCTCTGAAAAGTTTTTCGGCAATGTCTGGTTGTCCCGGATTCAGTTCACTCACCAATTTTTTGGCCTGCTCTAAAATTTGATCGTTGGTGTTTTCGTTGAATGCAGGTGGAGCGGGTTTTTTACCAGGATTGTATTCATAATCCGGTATTAAAACATTACTAAACGGATTGTTGGAATTTGGTTTGTCGAATACATTGGGGTCGCGAGAAATATTCGCCTGTTTCAACACTACATCGGCCTGCGTTTCCGGTTTATTCAAATTGTCCATATTCTCCTCGTAAATTTTTTTGGATTTTTGGTTCTCGCGATCTTGATAATAATGCAACATGTAAATTGAGAACATGGTTAAAAATGAAATGAATAACAGACGAACACTTTGAGATATGACGAAGCCAAAGATAGTGAGTACAATCACTGTTCTCGAAACCGCATTCAATTTCTGTTCGTAAGTCATTCCTTCTACCGGAAAAAACTCAAATATATATTCTTGTTTAAAGAGAATATTCGGATCAGAAGCCCAGAAGGGGATCTTATGGGTTTCATTGTCATTGTTGGGTACATTCATGGAATTATTAGAGATATCATCAGAAGAATATGAATTTTGTTTTAATGACATGTATAATATATATTAATTGTATTTTTTTTTATCGGATAAATACCATAACATAATGTCTAAACAATAGTGCTGAAGAGGCGGAAAATTGATTTTTTATTAGTAAATTGTGGTAGCACTGTCAAAACAATGAATCGCCACCGTCCTACATCAAGAGTACTAAATGCTGAATCTCAAAATATCGACAAATGTTCCATTTGCTTGGAAAATTTGTCGTACAATAATAGAAAATTGTTCACCACCGAATGTGGGCATACATTTCACATGATGTGTTTCAATAAGTTACCCAAGGAAACCTGCGACTGTTGCAATGCACTGATGATATTAAAAGTCAACTGCCCCTACTGTCGCACGCGTATTCCATTTGCACCCAAATATCGTATGACCCTCTGCAAACAAAATTTGAAAACGATAAATGAAATGATATTTAGTGAAGAGGTGAAAACGGTACAACACTATGATTATTACACTCACAAAATAAATCTTGTAATTTTACGGGTTGAACTGTGGAAGTTGATGGAAAATGACCCAAGAAACAGAAAAGAAATAAAAAAATGCCAACAGTCGATAGAACATCATACAAAGGAAATGAAATACATAGAAGAAGAAATTTGTCGCTCTACATACCATTTGAGATTACATAAAGACAATATTCTGGCTCATATTACCGCTCTCACCGATATTCTCAAACCCGCTGCTTGATGCACTTTTTATCGATTTGAAAACTGTCGCACTTCTCCTTCTGTGGAACAATTTTTAAAATACATTTTGATTTCTCACCATAAAGTGGCTCGATACAGCCCTTTTCTTTTTCTTGCATTAATTTTCGCGCACGCTTTGTCTGATTTTTTCTGAGACCCGCAATCACAATATCGTGTTGTCTTTTTTTGGATTTGATTTCTTTCAAATCTTTGGTGCAGCGAGAGCGAAAGTGTTCATATCTTTCGCGCACAACTTCGTAAGTCAACCCCGACTTCTTATTCAACATGGTATTGATCACTTCGTGTAAATCGTAAATATAGCGTGAAAAGGTGTCGCGCGATTTCATGTTCTCCATTCTCAGGGGCAACTTTTTGAAGTTATTTTTCAAATTTTTTCGGCATTTGCCGCAGGGCAACACATAACGCAGATTATATATGAAACTCATGTAATGTTTCTTATCTTCCGCGGTAGGTTTCACAGGATAATTGAAACTCATGGTGTGCAAATAATGCCACATGCTCGGTCCCCACACGGTTGTTAACATGCCGTCATTGCTGTAGTAATCTTTTTCGTCGTAAACCATTTTCATGTTTGGCGAAATCGCGGAATCGTTCTGAACTAATTTCTCGCACGAATTTCGTTTTTTCAGGGTTTTATTGTGTTGCTTGGGCATCAATCTATATATTATAGATATTTAGTTTAGAATAAAAAAAAAATATGTGAGATAAATATATAAAATGTATAAAATTATTGAGGCTTTGCAAAAATTCTTTCGTCCTTTGACTAAATATGGCACGCTTATTTTGATTATCGCTATTTTCATCGCAGTTTCCTGTGTTGGCTTTCAAATATTTTATACCGATTTCGAAGATTACTAACGAGAAGTTCTCCGATGTGGCCAATGCCAATACCCGAACAAAGAACGCGGACATTTATTTCTTTTATGCGGATTGGTGCCCTTACTGCGTGAAAGCTAAGCCAGAGTGGCAGACATTCAAAACGACGAACAGTGGCAAAACCGTGAATGGTTATGTCATTGTCTGCCATGATGTTGACTGCACGAAGGAAGGCAAAGATAACCCAGATACGGCGGCGATGATGCAGTCATTCCAGATCAAATCTTTCCCCACGGTTAAATTGACGACGGACGACGGCAAGAAGGTGGATTTCGATGCCAAAGTGTCCAGCGACAATTTGAATACCTTCATCAATAGTGTTTTGGTATAAAAATGATTTAATGGTAAAAATCAATTAAAAAAGTTCCTTGTAAATTATTTATATGGATATAAATAATCTTACTACTGCGACATTTGAATCGTTGTTTGAGACGATTTTGAGGCATCCCGACGATAACATCAAGATATATAAAACCTTCAAAAATCTAGAGTACTCACAGTACATGGTCTACAATGTGGGAGTGAAACTGTGTGAAAGAAACGATATCAGTACGGAAGATAAGGAACAGATTGTGTACAAATTGCTTTTTTTGTTTCCCCAAAACCAGATTCTCCTGTATTTCATGGGAATTTTGGCAGCAACCAAAGACAAATATCGAGCAATGACCTGGTATCGTCTGTCGTACGAGATCGACAGAGACAATGTGAACAACATTGTAAATTTATTCAAGATGTTGTTTGACAATGAATACAGCAATTTCATTGCCGACGATATCATGTTGGAGGTTTACCAAAAAAATCCCAAAGACGAGCGAATCCTGCTGCTGTTTTCGGCGATTTATTCCAAGAAAAACAATTTTCACATGTCGGAGCTGTTATGCAGTGAACTGATTGTCATATTGGAAAATAAATACAAGGCAAACAAAGACGATCGATACAATAACAATATGTTGTCCAACGCTTACAGCAATTTGATTTATATTTGCAGTTTTTCGCTCATATACAATGATCAGTTTTTCGAGACCATCAAGAAAACCTACAATTTTTTGCGCAACAACACGGTGGAACTCAGCACCCAACGCGAAGGTTTTTTGAATGTGCTGTTTTACAATTACGATTACATTTATTACGATCTTCAGGAGAGAACCGATACCTGCAAATACATTGTGAATCGTTTGTACACACCCGAAAATAAATTCAACCTCTCCAGACCGAAGTTGGCCAACAAAAAGATTCGGGTAGGGTATGTGTCTGCGGATTTCATCAGTCACGCCGTCTCCAACTTTATTTTACCCATTTTGGACAACCACGATACGAGCAAATTCGAAATCATCTTATTTACGGATAAATACTACCAAGAACTGAAAAATGTCATCAAAAAACATTTGGTCATCGATTTTCAGGGCAGAGGAACGGACGAATGTGCCAAAATTGTTCACGACTGTAAAATCGATATCCTGTTTGATTTGAACGGGTTCACTAGCAACAATCGCCTGGATGTATTTTCCAAAAACCCCGCGCCGATTCAAATAACCTACATTGGTTACCCAAATTCGTTGGTGACCGATTTCATCAAGTACAAGATCACGGATTACATCGCGGATAACATCAACAGTAAACAGATTTATACTGAAGAACTGTTGAGATTACCGAAGAGCTTTCTGTTGTTCCGCCCCAACTGTCAAAATGCCCCTATGCAATTAACCATGAAACGATCTACCGAACCAGTTATTCTCGGTGCACTCAACAAGGAGTTGAAAAATTCGAAGAATACTTTGGAAGTGTGGAAACGAATTCTCAACGAGACCACCAATACCAAGCTGTTGATTAAATTATGCTCAAGAGACAACGGTGGTAATGTTGAAAAGAGCATCGAATATTATACCAAACAGTTGGGGGTGGGCGAGGACCGCTTGATCATCAAGAGTTGGCAGGAGCACGGCGATTACATCAATTTGTTCAAAGAAATTGACATCTTATTGGACACCTTCCCTTATTCGGGTACCACTACCTCCTGTCATGCACTTTACAATTCGGTGCCGATTGTCACCATTTATAATGTGGATTATC